TAAACGCCTTCCTCCTTCTTGGTGTTTTTCAGCAACTTCTCAACATCTGACAACTCAACATCATTGCAAGCGGCTGCAAAGTGTTCGGCGGCATGGTTTGCCATATATGCGGCAACCCTTTCACGCATTGACAACTCTTTTCCCTCTTCGATTGCTAACTTTGTAGCCTCGATGTTTGCAACTTCATTAGTTTTTTTCATAACCTTTGTGGTGTTCAAATTCTGCTTTTGCAGCGTGCCTAACACCTACTGCACCTTTGGTTAAACATGTAATAATATTACATTTCTTATATATACAAATATACGAAAATTTTACGACACTTGCAATACACCAAAAATTCTTACAATATATTTCTGTAACTCGCTGAATATCAATAAGTTACAAAACCAATGTGCCCGCACACAAGTAAAAATTTGTTAAATCTTTGCGGTATAACAGCATAATATAGGGAACATTTCTTAATAGGTATTAATGGACTGCCTGATAAGTTAATGCCAGTTAAATAATGGTGCTTTAGTGATGTCGTAACTTTTTACTCTTTGGCGCAACTTTTCGATTTTCTTTACAAAGTAAAAAATGCCTATTTATAAGGGTTTCCAGATGTATTTTTTGCATATTCACTTTTGTATGTATGGATATGCATTATTTTGTGTAAAGATTTTATCACTGACAATATGGCGGTAAAGTATTTTCAATGCGACGAGGTGGCGCGAATCCTAAAAATTTGTTAAACCAAAGAAATAGTGTTAAATAAAATTAATTTACAATGCTATATTATTGGGTATAATATAGGATATAGTGTTAAAAATGTGTAAACAAAAGGGTTTTGTGCAAATATTAACTAAATTTTGCAAAGAGTGTTAAATACCCTTTAATACCCCTACCACCCCCCTTGCTGGCACGCTTTTTGTGCGCTTGGTCGCTTCAAAAATATTTTTTCCCATTTTTTTCAGGTCGTTTTAACAATTCCTCTCAGCGAGGTTTATTTTGGCCCACGATGTCACAATATCGTTCACTCTACTGACCATATATAGGTGTCGAAAAATAATATCGTTCATTAAAAAATCCTAATAAACAAAGGATTTTATGTATAAAAATGCACGATATTAACGAAAAGTTGTATATTTGCATCGCAATTTGGTTAATTTAAGATAGGTACGATAGACTGAAACGGCTTAGTCTGGAAATTTTCGATATTTCGTTATTTCCTGTTTGTAAGTTGTTGGTAGTCAGTTCAGTTATAATGACTGATATTGCATTTTGGTCTATTTTTTATCGTTCAGTTCGTTCATATTAGCCAAATGGTCCCCAAATTCCGTAAAGGTGATCTGGTTGTGCTCCGTTTGCAGGAGGTAGTTGTTTCTGACACGTCATCGAGGCGTATTGTCTTGAAGTGCTTTGGTCGTGTTGGTACCATTGAAAATGTCGTGAACTATGTATTTGGCATTGATTACGATGTCAAGTTGAGTTGTGACGGTTCGGATTATGTTATTCGTGTCAACGAGCATGATCTTGGTGAGTTTCATGCTCCAGACTATAGGAGTATGTATAGTGCCATTGAAAAAAGTCCCGTCACTGACTGTGAGATTCGTACCGATGGTGTGTTCTATGTCTTGAAAGACGGTAGCCGTTGGAACGTCGTGACTGGTGAGAAGGTGCCCGATTTCAAGGGTGAGCGTTATCGTCCTGGAGTGCAAGGCGTATCAGAAGACACGGCACAGGAACTTATTAATAGGATGAGTGCTATACGCAGCCATGCGAAGAATCCTTTTGAGGGGATTGTTTTTGGTGGTGGGCGTGATTATGGCAAGTCATGGTTGAAAGATTGGCTGGAAACGGAGAGGAAAGTTGTTGAGGATATTGTTACGAACAAAAAGATGCCTTCGTTTGTCGCTCCGCGATATGTGTTGAAAATGGACTTAGATAAAGTCTATGCCAGGATGCTTGAATCTGAGTCGAAGCCTGAGAGCAAGATGACTAAGGAGAGGTGTATCAAGTTACTTGAGGCTTACAGGGCTGAGTGTGAGAAGGTGGCCAAGGACCGTAAGTTCGAGCGTTGCCTTCGTGACACAGTGTGGTGAATGAGGCTCTTGAGAGGGTCATAGAGTTATTGAAGGGATGAATGTACCGCAGGGATTTATCGAGATGACTTGCCTCAATGACGGCAAGCGCTGTCTGGTCAGGACGAACCTTATTGGTTCTGTGTACGAGTGTGGTCCGACGAAGAAAGACTATGGCGTGAAGCCTGCTCATACTGAGATCTACTGATATGCGTTATGCGCGTCATGCTACGGCGAAAGAGAAGAAGCTGTTCTTTAATGCTTTGAAGGCTAACGGTCTGTGCTTTGACAAGGCGAATCTTTGGATTAGTTTTGCCGAGAATGTTTCTGTTGAGAATCTTGTCATGGCAAAGGTTGACTGGAAGGCCGACGGTCCTCAGCCTTATAAGGTGGTGAAGAAGCGTGTGCGTCCTACTCTTACTCAGATGAGAGATTTGGAGTCTGGTCTTGAGAATGAGCATAAACTCCATATTCATTTCTCAAAGCAGGCTGGCATGTTAAAAGTTGTCGCAGATGGGCTTGAAACTAAAGTAAAGGCTGGTCTTGAGCAGATAGACAAGCTAACTTCTGAAAACAGAACTTTGCGGCAGTCGAACGCTCTGATGGAGGAAGAACTGGAGCGTCAGAAGAAGGCCAACATTGAACTGAGCAAGTTCAACGATCAGTATAAAGAGGAACTGGCGGCACTAAAAGGCCGTGGTTTCTGGGCAAGGGTGTTCAATCAAAAGTGTTAGGAAAATGATCTGGGCTATTCTGTTTTACTGTCTGATTATCTTCATCACACTGTACCTGTGGTGGGTAATATCTTTCCGTTCCTATTATACGAAAGATATATCTTTCCGTTCCTATTATACGAAAGATAATAGAAGCTTGGAGGATACTTGGAATAAGGGCGATAAGGTGAAGTTCCCGCTGTGGAAACTCATCGTAACATTCTCATTAGCGTTTGTGCCTGGTATCAACATCCTTCTGTTGATGAGTCAGGTATTCCTCATTTCGGATCTCACAAACATGAAGGATGTGGAGTTTAGGAGTTTCCTTTTCAAGAAATATTAAACTGGTAGGGGTAGTAGCTATAAGTCGGTAGTCTGACACTGGTAGAGCAACGTCGTGAACGTTATGTTGCGGGTTCGAGTCCCGCCTACCCTACAAAAAATATGAAGATGGGAGAAGAAATATATTGGGGTAAACCCTCGGTGTTAATGGGTGTTGCCAGTATTCCAATCGGCCAAACCTCATTTGATCCGATAGAGATCAGCCATATAGATACAGGCAGATACATAGATGATGATGTCGTGTTTCCGAAGAATCCGAGCAGCATATCGTTCGACATTCCTGTTACACCAGACTTGTGCAAGTTGTTCGGAGAGTTGACAAAGAAGAGACGTTTGCCAAGAAAGTTAAAGAAGGCTATCAAGGTTCGCGTTGCAAAGAGATTCTGCACGAAAGTGAAGAAGATAAAATTAGTTAGGAAATGAGAGACAGTACAGTTATAGATAAGATTTACGGAGGTCTGCTTAGGCAGTGTTCCAATGGCGACTTCAACTTTGAGAAGTTCAAAGGCCGTTGGGGCTATAAGACATCTGAGGCATACCTTGACAAGAAACTCGACTTCATTGAGAAGGTAAGGCTGTTGGCAAAGGACTGCAACATCAAGTATTACGATGGTGAGTTCTATATGTATGATGATAAGATCTACGTCACTATCAGGGAGGAACTTATTGTAGCCGCCTACGACTTGCTGTTGGAGCATCTGAGGATAGTGCCTATGATTGGCGACAAGGGTATCTGCAAGAAATACTTCACCGATGTCATCAGGTACTTCAATCCGCTTCTGCCGAGGCATGATCTTATAGCCTTCAAGAATGGCGTGCTGGACCTGAGAGAGTACCGCCTGTATGATTTCAGTCCAAGGTTCCATGTGACCTACTACCATCCTTACGAGTACGACGAGAAGGCTAAGTGTAATAAGTGGAACAATTTTCTCCATGAGGTTCTGCCCGATAAGAACAGCCGTCTGATACTGCAGATGTTCTTAGGCTTGGGATTGATGGAGCGTGGTACTGTCTATAATCCTTATGAGGGAAAGAACGCTGCAAAGATAGAGTTGTGCCTTATCCTGCTTGGTGCTGGTGCCAATGGTAAGAGTACCATCTACGATACTGCCATTGGTATTTTCGGCAAGGAAAGGATTTCTGGCCTTGACTATGATGACCTGACAGCTACGGGCGATGAAGGAATGAGGGCGAGACGCTTACTGAGAGAAGCCATCTTCAACTGGTCTTCCGACTCTGACCAAAGAACGTTCGGGCGCAAGCGTACAGGTGTCTTCAAGCGTATCGTGTCTGGCGAGAGTGTCACGGACAGGAAGTTGGGCGAGGACGTGAAGGAGAATTACAATATTCCATTCTTGATCTTCAATCTGAACGAGCTGCCCTACTCTGACGATCAGAGTCTTGGCTTCATCCGACGCTTGCAGTTCATATCCTTTGAGATTACCATCCCGAAGGATAAGCAGAATCCTGCTTTGTCGCGTGAGTTGGTTGCTGAGTACCCCGGCATCTTCAACTGGATTCTGAGAGGATCGAGGGAGTTGAAGCGCAGAAAGTTTGTGTTCCCTTCGTCAGAAGGTAACAGAAGGCAGATATTGTTGGCTCAGTTGCAGATGAATCCTGTCATTGCATGGATCAACTCATATCAGATGCGCAAGGAGCCAGGCGCATTGCATGAGGAATCCGTGAAGATACCTACGGCAGATCTCTACGACAGCCTTGTGAGGTTCTGTAATGACAATGAGGCAGAAGTGCCATCGCGTCAGAAGTTCGGGCACACTATGGGAAAGTTCGGGTTTGCAAAGCAGCACTTCGCCGAGGGCTACAGGTACATCATCTATGGCTGCAATGAGGAACGTCTTGCAGAGCCATTCATCATTCACGATGCGAATATGCAAGTAGATTACATAGAAGAAAAAGGAACATTCATAAAAGAAGACGATTAACATGGAAGAGAAACAAGAAATTCTGGTACTGCCTTTTGGCAGAAAGATTCAGGTTGGGAACTATACCGTTCTCAAGTACACGAAGACGCTGACGAAGCAGCAGTTGAAGTCTATTCGTGAAGACAAGGACATCCATCCCGAAGTCCGCAGGCAACTCACTCGTGCCGGCCTGCCTTACATCAAGGTAGAGGCTATCAGCATGATTTGGAGCGTAGAGTTCTGTTGCAATACTGGTGTCTTCATGCACATTGACCGTATTCTGCCTCTGGCCCTGCTTGCAGCTCAGGAAGGGCGTGAGCCAGAGTATGAGAGTATCGCTGACTTTGCCCATCTGTTCGGCATGTGGATGACAGATACCTGTGCGCAGGGTGACAGTATCTACTATGCAGACAAGGGTAAGGCTCTGCAAGCCTACCTTGAGAGACAGGCAGCTTTGAAATCTGCAAAAGAAACTCCAGAGGAGAAAGCCGAGGATGACAAGATTCTCGAAGAGGTGAAGGCAGAGGAAGAAGCCAAGGCCAACATTATTGACATGGCTCAGAACATCAATAAGGAAGGAGGCTCTGATGAAGGTAACTGATAAAGTGCTCGAGATTGTTCAGGACCACACACGGGTTACTGACACCATTGATTCTATCTGCTGTGCTATCGAGAACGGCACCGACATGCCGAATTTCATTCCTGTATGTAATGATACGATGGTATCAGATCAGTTGGGAAAGATTGCAGAGACTATTACGAATTTAAGAAAGAAGTTATTATGAAGTTCATCATCGGTATAGATCCAGGAGAGAAAGGTGGCATTGCCATGCTCGACCAGAATGGCAAAGTTATCAACGTAGAGAAGATGCCTGAGACACCTAAAGATCTTTATGATCATCTTGTGGCACTCATGTCTCATGCAGCATCGACAGCCTCGCAGATGTGTGAGCCGGACGTTGTTGTGTATATTGAGAAAGTCGGTGGAATACCCGGTCAAGGTGCTTCGTCTGCATTCAGTTTCGGTAAGGGATGCGGTCATCTTGAGATGGCCCTTCTTGCATTGAAGCTAAGCACCAACGATGTGACACCTCAGAAATGGCAGAAGCTATATTCTGTCGGCCATTCGAGTATTACGAAATCGACTGCTGCAGAGAAGAGAGAGCATAAGCGCAAGCTCAAGGCCAAATGCCAGTCTTTATTTCCTAAGCTCGGTAAGAAGATCACCAATGCCACTTGTGACGCTTTGCTTATAGCAGAATATGGAAGAAAGCAAGAAGTCGGCAAGTAGTCTGTATAAGATCGGTGACTACGTTGAGATCATTGTCTGTAACTCTCATTGTCATCAGATTGGCAAAGTTGTTGGCTTTGATCCTTATAATGAGTTCAATTTGAAGATTGAATTTGAGAAAGGTTATATTCAAGGATATATGGTAAATGAAATCAGACACATTCCGAGAATTGGCCAAAAGATAAAACCAACAAAAAAGATTTCTCTTAGAAGACTCTTAGGAATGTAATAAAAGAAGGGGAACTGCTCTCACGAGTGGTTCCCCTTTACATAGACACAAAGATATGTAGAAGTTAGGTATCTTCCGATGCTTTCTTAAATTTGCATTGGTCACATCTTGAAAAGAGACAGTCTTGACAGCCTGTGGGATAGGACACGGGCAGATAGTAATGCACGGTCTTGTCATCCGTCTTGACCTCATTCTGCTTCATTCGAGAGATATTGATTATCTGGTCATTGACTTTGTTGTATTCGGTAGAGCCAGGTTTGAGGCTCTGCAGGATGGTTTGCAACTCTATGAGCTTCTTTTCCTTGTTGGTGGCCTGCTCAAGAAGTTCATCGGCATTGTCTTTCATTTCCTGCTGTATCTTGTCTATCTCTGATTGCTGCAGAACTTTCTTGTTTTCTGCTATTCGTTGCTGCACAGGCTCAGATGCCAATAGCTTCGCCACCTCTGCCTTGAGTGCCGTGCGGTTCCACGTAGCCCCCTTGCGAATGGCGACAGCCCAAGCATCTTCTTCTGGCCAGCCTTGCGTTACGAGATCAGCAAATGCAAGTTGCTCTGGTGTCAACTTATACTGACGCGCTATTTTGTTCAGCTTTGATGATACGTCTATATCCATGTCTTAGTGATTTTTGTCCCATTCTTCCCAATTATTCTCTCCCTCATGATTGCCGTTCTCGTCGGTGGTTCGTGTACGGCCATTGCCAGTGCGCACATTGCCCTGCTTGGCCTGTATCTTCGATGTCTGCTTTAATTTCTCTATCTCTGCTTCGACTTCTGCCTTCTTCTTCTTTATCTCGTAGAGAAGATCAAGTTCCTGCTTCTGCTTATATTCCTTGAGAATACGATCCACTTCATCATTCTTAGTGTACTTGGATGCTCTCTCTGATGCTGTCTGCTTTGAGATAAAGCCTTCACGGACACCAATCTCAAGATTCTGCATCAACTCAGAATCATTCTGATGTATATACGGTTCAAGCCATGCCTTTACAGGCAATACCATAAGCGTAGCAGCCTTGTTTATCTTATAGCCCCATCCATATTTGACAATGCGGACACACTGCTCAAGGAAGTCCTGATAATGTGCCACTCCACCTATTGCCAGTTCGATAGCAGGGCTGAACAGCAGCTTGACGGCAACACCAGGCAGGTCGCCGGATTTCAACTCAGGCGGCTTCACAGCAAATGACTGCTCGTAGATAAGATCGTAGAGTTTTGTCAGCAAAGTATTGTACGATGCAGAGACATCGGCCTGATTCAAGAAACCAGCCTCTCCCTTCGGGTCTGAAATGGCAACGGCCTTGACGGCTCCGTTCATGCTGCCGCTGATCTTGACACCCTTGCCTTTGGCATAGAATATCGGGAAAGCGTAAGCCTTGTTATTCTCAAAGAAGTAAGACATCGCTTCTTCGTACTTCTCGATGGTGTCCTGAGAGAATGCCCATATAGGCCCTTCTGTGTTGACGTGGTAGGCAACAGGTATGAAGGGGAAACCATGCTCTACAGGCTCACCAACCTGTTTGAATCCGTTGAGTCCGAAGATGCCCTTGAACTTCTCAAAGAGTTCATTGCTCGAAATGTCACGCTTGTATCTGTAGAGGTATTTTTCATCCCATACCTCAACATACTCCGTTGTGCTCTTGCCGTCTTCATCGAGGTCACGATATTTGCGGGCGAAGAGTTTCATCTTGCCCGTGATGGAATCGTAATGCGGGTAGAGTTTATCGCCATAGAGGAAAGAGAACACCTTTGCCTGCGGATTGCCGTCCTCGTCGAAATATCCGACCAAGGCAGCATCGGAAACGGTGTGGATAGAGTCAATGGCATCGTACAGACGTTCCTCCATCCCCATTGTGAGCCATCCCTCTTTAAACTCAAGCAGATGCAGGGTGTTCTCAAGAGTCTTCAACTCGTCTTTCTCATGTGATGCGAGTTCAAACTGTGCATCATTACCACAGATATGAACGTTGGCCTTTACCTTGATGATGCGCTGGAAAGCCAGAGCAACACGGGTAATAGGCTGACGGAAATAGCGTGCCTTACCCGGCTTTCCAGGCACGGGTGCTTTCTTCCATACATCAGGGTACAGAATCGGATTGTTGATGTTGTGTCCAGATGGATAATACTCACGGAGCATCTGAGACTGCGTATAGACTTGCAGTTTCAGCGGATCATCCGGCTCCGACATGTCGTTACCTTGGTAAGTCTCAAACTTCAAATTTGAGTCACTTGGCAAGACCTTATATATCGGTCTGCGAACAAGGATTTCTTTAAAATCTAAGCTCTTTGTCATACGCTATAAAATTATAATTCCATTTCATATTCAAAATCATCATCTTCAACTAAGTCCATATCCATTTCTGCACCGAGCATCCACTCATTTTCAATGTCGAGCTGAACAGGCTGTGCTATCTCAAAGTATGCACGGAAATAAAGAGACTCCCACCAGTCAGGCGAGTGTCCTACAATCAGTTTTGACTTCTTCTTTGGCATGAGACAGAAGCCCTTGTCTTTCGTGTCAGGATCACGACGTAAGGATTGACGTTCTTTCTGCAACACGTCCCTGAGCAACACGTCTTCGTAACCATTACCAGACACTTTCGTATCGAGCAGGCTTTCCTCGAAGGATATGTTCATTTCCTTGAGTTTACGATAGATTATGTACGCGCATTGTGATTTTAGGTCTTTGTAGAGGTATTTTACTCCGTCGTATTCGTCATCATCCTCCGCTATAGGTGCCGACTGGTTGTTGAACGGTATGGCCTCTGGGAAGAATCCTTTTACGAGCTGTCCCAATCCCTGATAGTCATAGCAGAAGTTTTCTTCTGCCACTCCCCACTCTCTCAGTTTGCGACGGATGACAGAGACAGCGGTCTTAGAATTGACGTTGATACAGCAGAAGTCCGCTATGTGCCATCCTATCCACAGATACATGACAAGGTTATCTCCACCTTCAAGCGCAATATCCGCTGTGCATCGTCTGATACCATCACCATACTGATGCGGATTGTTGAAGATGGATTCAAGTTCGTCGTAGGAGATCATATCATCGCCAGCCTCAGAGGCATTCCAGTTTGCCTTGAGGTCGCGAAGTACCTGACCTTTGTCCTGTTGGGCAAGACGTGACAGATAAGAAGGGTCTGAAAGCAGAAGCATTGGGTTTTGTGCGAGGTCAGCGCGGACAAATGCGACAGAGAGCACCATCGTCTGCTCCTTGTCGAGTCCGAGAGCATCAAACTCAGGCTTCCAGAGTTCATCAATCTCTTCCTTGCACTTTAGATATACCTCATGGCGTGTATCGCCCCAAACGATCTGGCTGACACGCTCGCCCTTCATGAAACAGTAACGTACTTTACCATCCCTTGCTGGATCAATGTAGCCGTCTTTGTCTATCCACCAGTCAATGAACTGACGTACCCAAGAGCGGGGATCGGGGTTACAAGTGCCCCAGAATCTATTTCTAATGCCGTAGGCATTACGGTTACAGGTGGTGAGGTATTTGAACTTCTTGTATGATATATGCGTGATCTCGTCGATAGCAATATAGGCATACTCCTGGCCTTGGAAACGCTCTTTGAAGTCATCATCCGAATCATCATGGTAATAGAATCCAAGTGTACCTCCTGCCGTGAAGTTCCACGTCATATCCGACTGAGACTTGTTATAGGTCCCGTATTGAGAATATAGTTTTCTCGAGTCTCGGATCAGTTTCTCCATCGCTTTCTTGTTGTTTCTGAAAACGGCTGCATGGAAATCAGGATTGAAAATATCCTTGAGTGCTTCCATGAGCAGAGAGAAAGACTTTGATCCTCCACGGCTACCACCGCAAATCAGAATATCTACGTTTCCATCGGGCATTTTTAATCCTGAAAACTTCTCCATTTGCCCCTAAAACGTATAAATATTCATATTTTTGTGCAAAAATACGCAAAAATATTTGTTTTATACATTTTTTATTCATATTTTTGCAGAAAATTAGTATATTTATTCAAAAATAACGTCCGTGAGGACCATCCTTTCATCATAAAATGCCCGAAGCGTCGGGCAACAATATCGCGGGATGGAGCAGTTGGTAGCTCGCGAGGATCATAGCCTTGAGGTCAGCGGTTCAAGTCCGCTTCCCGCCACTCAGGATAACATTGAAATCATCAATATTAACTTATTATCAACAAAAAATTATGGATAGAGAATCACTCAGACCATTAGTAGAAGCACAGTATGGCGAATCACGCATCACAGTGCTGAGCGAAGAGACTATTAACGCAGAGTTGGATGCAGAACTTGAAGGAATAACCGACGATTCTCATTTTGACGAAGCATGTTGCAAACGGATTGCCCAGCGTCTTCTCCGAATGAACGGCAACGTAGCGAAGGAGGCAGGCACCCAGATCAATGACTGGAAGAAGAAGCATCCGACGCAGACACCTCCGAAACCTGATACTAAGCCTACCGAGGAAGACGATCCGAAGTATAAGGCCATGCAGGATCAGATTAACGAGTTGAAAAACAGTCTCAAGCAAAAAGACCAGAAGGAGGCAGATGACAAGATCATTGCCGAGGTACGGAAGAAGTTCAACGAGAAGTTCAAGGAATCCAAGATTGAGGTGAAGAATTACTTTGCAGATCAGGTATTCGGACGCTTCAAGTTGCCTTCACTCAACGAAGGAGAGCAGCATGACACTTCAAAACTCGCTGATCAGGCCGAGAAAGACTATTTCGAGGAACTGAAAAAGGCTGGTGTCAAGTACGAGAAACCGCGCAAGCAGCAGCCTGGCGGCGATACTACTGACAAAGCCGCTCTTGCCAAGCGTGAAGCCTATAAGGCAAAGCTCCGTGCCAGTGGCAGACTCCCGAAGGAAGAAGAGAAGAAATAATCTTCAAAAAGTGTGACGAGCCGTGACGGTTTCGCGGCAAAAAGAAAGTTTTCAGGATAACATTTTTAACTAACTTATTATGGGTTACACAAGAGGTACGGACAACACAATGGGCGGCTCTCGCGGTGAGGCTTTCGGCCATAACGAGTGCTGGATTGATGTTGACAAGATGATCCAATTTGGTCGCAAGATTGATTTGGAGAAAGCCGGTCTCAAGGAGGGCGATGTTCTGCCCGCAGGCACCATGGTACACTTCGATAATGACAGCGACTACGCTGAAATTATCCACGGTACTGACGAGGAGGCCAAACTCAAGACCGTGAACGGACTGACCCGCCATGACGTGCGCATCCCAAGCAACTGCATTTTTGCTTCTGTAGGCATTGTCATCGCTGGTAAACTCTGGGGTGACGCAACTGATGTTCCCGCAAGCGTGGAGGCTCAGCTGCCGATGATTCGATTTGAGCGTCTTCGCAAGGATTCTAAGGAAGCCTTTGGGATTGAGGACTAATTGTTGAACAAATAAAAAGTAATCAATATGATACGAGACGCGCAATTTTATGATTTTATTGGAGCTGGTCTTGCCTCTCTCGGTTATGTAGAGAATGGCGTAGCCAGTCTTGACCTGTATCTACAGGACATGCTTGCAGAGAAGTGGAACGCAGAGCGCACCTACGCTCAGATGGGTTTCCCTCTGGATCCAGACATCAAGCTCCATCCGACCTACGAGCAGATTGAAGCTACCATCCGTCCTTACACGATGGCTGCTTACGTCGATTACGACTCTGACGGTCCCACGAAGAGTACTGACGGCATCATGCTCAAGAGCGGTGAGCTGCCCATCTTCAAGCACGAGGTTTATCTTGACCGCAAGAAGATCCGTGACAAGATGATGCTCATTGACGAGCTTGGCGGTATGCGTCAGGACATCATCGACGCAGTTATGGACCTGTTCTTTGTTTCTACTGATACCCTTATCGGTGGTAACTTCAACACCGTCCGCTTCCAGCGTCATCAGATCGTTGGTAACGGTGGTAAGCTGATCATCAACTCAGAGAATAACCCTTACGGTTTGCCTCTTGAGATTGACTTCCAGGTTCCCAAAAAGAATTTCACCAAGTCAGTCTGGTTCACGAAGAAGGCCGATGGCACCATTGTTCAGAATACTGAGGTTGGCAAGAGCATCAATCCTGTCAACGTCGCTCAGAAGATCATGGACAATGCCGAAGAGGTTGACTTCATGCCTGCAGGCCATTGGGAGTGCTCAAAGAAGACGAAGAAGGATTTGCTTGCAATGGAATACTGGCGCGAGCTGTTTGCCGTTGCCATGCGTCCTGACATCACAAAGGACACCCTTCGTCTTTCATGGTCTTACACTCAGGATGACGATCTGATTTGGAACTATATTCAGAACAAACTCGGACGTATCGAGGTCATTGACAGCGTAGGTTCTGTGGAGTTCATCAACCCGAAGACCAAGAAGACCGCTTACCACAACATTCAGGCATTCCCAGAGGGTGTGCTTGCATTCGTCCCTGATGGCAACATCGGTTCCGTACAGGCTGGTAAGCACGTCTGGATCGACAGCGGCAACACCCGTTCTGCCCTGTTTGACGGTGGTCGTACTCTGATCCGTGAGATTCTCGATGGTGAGCACATGACCATCAAGACCAAGTCTGAGGCCCAGGTACTGTGTGTTCCTAACGCCACTCGCTGGTACTATTACCTGACAATCATGGAGGTTGAAAAGACCTCTACTGACGACGGCAACGGCTCTGGCACTGGCGAGGTTACTGAGACCTACACCCCGGTTGAGGACACCGTAGGCAAGAATCCTTACGAGCAGGGTTGGTACGTGAAGGAAGGTGATACGTATCGTCAGGCAACTGACACTACTCCGATTGCAGGAGTGACGTACTACGTTAAATCCTAATTTCTGCTTGTGCTATGGCAAGTGAAGTTGAAAATAAAGTTCGCACGGCTGAGGATTATGTCTTTGGCTGTGTGAACTTTGCTATTCCCCAAGAAGGAGTTGACCATGTTCTTAAAGAGCGAGAAATCAAAGCCGAAACGGCTTATGAAGAGCTTGAAAAGCCAACAAGGGAGCTTCTGAAAGCAGACATCTATGTATGGATCTGCATGGGACCAAGCAAAGTAAACTCCACTTCCGACTCCGATAATGGCTGGAGCCATTCAGAGGGAGGCTACACTCTGACGGATGAAGATAAAGACCGAATGCTCAAATACGCAAAGGCGATCTATGAAAAGTATGATGAAGAGTTCGATTACGATGACTCTGTCAGCGTTGCTATAGAGAGCTTCGGGATTACACCCTGCGACTACGACGAGGCAGGAATCCCGCTTCCACACATTGTTTGATTATGAGGAAGAACAAGGTCGATAATCCGAGATACCCGCACATGATTACGATTGTGCGGATGAAGTACCCAGAGAGGTTTTCCAATGGAGAGCCGTCTGAGGAAATCATCTACGAAGGTAAAGGGCGTAGCTATACCGACACGACTACGACAGGTGACGCAAAGGTCGATACCAACAAGCGCAAGGCTTCCATACCTGTGCGATTCGACCAGTGGAATGACAAAATCCCTATGTCTGGCGACATCTTACGAGTAGTCAAGGGCAATATCACCGAGGAATGGGAAGTCAAGGACTTCGAGCCTGACAATAACAGGTCAGTCATCTACGGAGAGCACAACAGGAATCTAAACGAGGAAGAGTGATGGCAAGAAAGATGCAGATCAAGCACGTTTTCGACAACGTGAAGAAACGCTCCGAGGCAAAGGCAGAGGCAAGACTTCGTGAAAGCCTCGACAGCCTTCTGAAGATGGCCTTTCAGGAACTGAGCGGATTCCGTTCACTGACTGGTAACCTTGTCAACTCTCTTGGTGTCGCTCTGTATAAGGATGGCAAGTGTCTTGAGGCTCATGGTAGCATTGAGATAACTGGCAAGCGTCCTGTACGTACGACGTTGAAGAACGGTGACGTGTTCGCAGAGCCATTCACCTACAACGGCAACATACTTCTTAATCCTCTCTCAAAAACAGACTGGGTTGGAGATAAGAACATCTGGGCCGACGTAGAAGTTCTGAAATGGCTTAACCGAAACGCACCAAGAACAAAGGGGTTTTCCTATCGCATTGTTTCCATCGTGGACTATGCGAAGTACCTCGAAGCCAAAGGCAAGGTGAATGTGCTGAGCCAACTACGTGACGAACTCGCTGCAATGGGTGGCAATATATCAGACCTTCAATTTTAACGGATATGATAACTCCAGAGGATATACTTGAGACAATGGATCAAGAGGCCAAGAAGGTATGTAGCAGGACTTTCCTACAGGAGCGTCCTAATGCAACCGACTCCAAGCTGAAAGAGTTTATCGTCTCTTCTCTGCCCTACTCTGTGTCAAACAAGACTTTGGGTGAGAAAGATGACTGGTGGATTGACCTCACCGTAGTCTTTGAGATATTCGTTGCTGACAGGAAGACTGATCAGAATCCAAAAGAGTTTGATTCTGTCAAGATGAAGAAATTACGCAAGAGTCTTTTTGGGCTGTTTCCTATCTTTCGGAAAGATCAGTATAAGATTGACTATCCGCGAACGGTTATCCCCGCATCGAGTGACGGCAATGGCTATCACTACACCCGCATACAGGCTAAGTTTACAACTATGGTTTGATTTAACATTTTAATAACTAAAAAATTTAAGTTTTATGGCAGCAAAGACAAAATCTCAGTTGGCTGACAAGTTCTCTGGCCCCAGCTCACTTCTGTATCAGAGTGCAGTCCTGGAAATCACCTCCGGCGCTGATGGAACCAAGACGTTCACAGCCTCCCCGGAACTTGACGTTCCTTGTAAGGTTGACTCCCTGAACTTTGAGCAGGGTGAGGCCGAGGTGGAAGAGTACAAGGTTATTGGCCTCTCTGGCGCATGGATCACCGACTCAGAGCCTGGTGACATTGACCTTGGTTTCCGTGTTCCCTCTATCTCTGAGGACATTCTCAAGCTTGCATTCGGCGAAGATGCCGTTTCAAGTATCACTGGTAAGGTTGACGATGTTGACTACGAGGGCCTGGCCCTTATTCTCAAGAATAAGAAGGTACAGGGTACTTGGATGATTGTCAACAGTGCTAAGGACCGTATCATGGTGATCAACAACACCGCATTGTTCGCAAGCCTTGTGCTTGACAGCGATGCCAAGGGCGTGATCGCCGTTGACTTCAACGGCTCTATCGAGACCGACGGCACCAATCCTGATGTCATCTTCCTCAAGAAGAAGTCAGCTTGATCTGTGTAAGAACTAAGAACCGAGGGGCGGGCGGGCATTCCGCTTCGCCCCTTCTTTCTTTTCAGAGGTGGCATAAAAAAGAAGAAAAAAAATACGCGCAAAAAGAAACTTGTTGATTATTAAGTAGTTACTTATTTTTGTGATTTTCTAAACAAATAAAAGAATGGCAGAAACGAAACAACCGAAGATAGACACGCAACAGCTGTTTAGCGATCTCATAAACAAGGAACCTGAGATAGTAAAGATTGGTGACCATAAGGTTAGCATAGGCTGGCTTCACAAGAATACAGAGAATCGCATATCACATATCATGCTGAAAGAGAAGAACAATGAGAAGCGTCATGTGAAATGGTATTCACTTGTGCGCCTTGACTGTCGTAACGGTTTCCTTACATGGCTTCTCGGGTGGTTGTGGTACTGGATTTACTGGCGTTGGATCTGGTATGTGAAGCATGAGCGCGGTACTGTCTTTCAGATAGCAGTCGTGCAAGCCAGTAAAAAAAAAATTCAGGAGCGGTCCGAACTATTAAGTCTGAGTACCATATCGATGATAGAGGCAATGGACACGATGATGACGATAGCACAACACGAGTCTGGCCAAGTAGAACTTCCTGGGGTGGGTATCACTCTTTAGCAGAGAAGTTTCCATTCCTCTTCAACACTTTCCTTGGTATTGTTGACTACAACTACAGATTCGGCTACACGTCAGCACAGGTAAGTCTCATGTTGGCAGATCAGCCAGTCATCGAGTACAATACCAAAGAAAAGAAGGGCAAGAAGTCAATGATTGCCACAAAGCAGGAAGAGGACGAAATGAAGAAGCTCGTCGAGGACTGGAACAAGGATCGTCAGGGCATGACCTATGTGGGCAAGACATTCTCACTGAATGACTTTATGAACGGAAAAGTAGAATAGGATAACATTAAAAACGAAATATTATGGCTGCAGCAGATAAACTCTGGTTTGAGCTTGGTGTCAGGGATGAAGTGTCGGGTGTTCTTGAGACTCTGATGAAGACATCTGAGAAACTTGGTGATGCACTGACTGATGACTCCGCTGAACTAAAGAACTATTATCGCAACATCGTTGACATATCAAATGTGTATGACAAGATTCATGTCACGCAGAAACGTATTGCCGGACTGAAAGGACTTTCGCTGACAGGTGATCAGAGGAAAGGCTTGAAAGCCATGTCCGATGATATTGAGAAAGCGCGTAAGGAAATGGCTGCAATCTTCAAGGACCCGACAAGGCTTCTTGAGCGTGGCGAGGTGCAGTTTGACAAGATGCGCCTTAATATAGAGCTGATGCTCAAGGATTCCCTTCGCTATATCGACGGCATTGAAGAAAAAGATCGTGCCGAAGCTAAAAATGCAGCCAATGAGTCGAAGCGTATTGAAGACCTCAAGAGCAAATACTACGAGTTGCAGCAGTATCGCAAGCAACTCTCTGATGCCATCGTCAATGCAGCCCCAGGTTCTAATCTTGTTGATGCCACAAGCATTATCAACGGAATCTCAAGTAGAATGTCAGCCGTCAAACGTGCAGAACGTAACGGTGGCGGTATGCCTGCAAGTGCCAATGGTGCCGACTACGAGAATTTCCTTCGCCGTGTCAAGGCAGAGCTGGCAGGCTTGACTGGAGCCACAGACGATTACAACAACAAGTTACAGACGAACAAGAATCTACAGGCAGCTTTGAATAAGTTGGTCCTGGATGCTGAAAGTCAGCGTAAGATTGCCTCCATCCGCGAACAGGTACATGAGTATGCGGCCCTCGATCAGAAGATGCGGGAGCTTGCTGCTCTTCAAGCAGCCCTGATTCAAGAAGAGAAAAGCATTGCCAACGGAAACATTACCCCCACTTACACCAAAGAAAGGGTGAATGAAGAGTTAAATGCTATCCAGCGTCGCTACAACGAGTCTCTTGCCGCAGGAAAGCAGATGGAACTGAATGATGCCTTGGCCAAGGAAAAGAAAGCCGCTTCCACAAGGAAAGCTATGGAGGCTGTCAGTATGCTTGCTCATGTCAACGAAGGGCTTGTTTCATCATACAGCCGTATTGCGGAAGCAGGCAGTAATGCCAACAGAATAACCGTGCAACTGCAACAGCAGATAGGTGCATACGCAGGACTGTACGGACTGGAGCGCATACTGAAAAGTGTCATTACCATAGGAGGCCAGTTTGAGGTGCAACATGTAGCCTTGAGGAATATCCTCGGTGACATACAGGATGCAAACGTGCTTTTCGGTCAGTTGCAGGGTCTTGCCGTTGAATCACCGAAGACATTCCAGGAGTTGACGGCCTACGCAAAACAGTTGTCTGCATATCAGATTCCTGCCAATGAACTCTATGACACCACCAAGCGACTTGCTGACATGTCATCAGGTCTCGGTGTGGATATGAACCGCTTGATATTGGCTTACGGTCAGGTAAGATCAGCAGCCGTGTTGAGAGGTCAGGAACTTCGCCAGTTTACTGAGGCTGGTATTCCAATGGTGCAGGCCCTTGCCGACAAGTTCACTCAGATGAACGGCAAACTGACAACCACAGCAGATGTGTTTGCACTAATCTCGAAACGAGCTGTTCCTTTTGAAATGGTGAAGGAAGTGCTTTGGGACATGACGAACCAAGGTGGTCAGTTCTACAATATGCAGTCAGAACTTGCCGATACACTCTTCGGTAAATGGCAGAAGTTACAGGACCAGTGGCAGATAACGTTAGGACATATAGCGGACGGCACAAATGCAACAGGAAAGGCCCTGAAATGGGTATTGGAACTGGCAGTTTCGCTTGCCTCGGCCTTTGATACCATATCCCCGATGCTCTCAGGGTTTGCAGTTGGCAGATTGGGGACGAAAATGGCCCAGAGTGCCAAAGAGGCGTTTGAAAGACGAAACGGCACTACTGCCATTACAACCATGATGTTGGCGAAGCAGAAAGAAGCTGCACGTCTGGATCGTGAGCGTGTTATGTATGGGCGACAACTCAATCAGCAGGAACAGCAACTTATCAATCGAAAGAACGTGCTTACAGCTAACGAGTTAAAACTTCTGTTGGCAGAAGAGAAGATAACAGAAAAGCAGATCGTGCAACTCGCAAATGCGGGTAAGCTTAACCGTCTTGAAATGCTCAAGTTGCTGTATGCACAGGGGTACACCAAGCAGCAGATTCAGCAGATAGTCAACGGAAATCTGCAGATTCTACAACAGAAGCAAGCAAACATGCTGTCAAATCTCAAAAACGGTATTATGGGATTCGTCGGCGGCTGGCCTGGCCTTATAATGACTGGTATAGGTGCTGTTTGGTCTCTCTATTCCTATATTGAAGGCAAGAATGAGGAACTTTCGCAGAAGGGTGAAGCCATGATGAGCCATGCCCAGCAGGGAGCGAATAGTCTTGCCAAGGCACTAAGTTCTGTAGAGGCCGACGGCAGCACGGAGAAAAAAATAGAGGTACTTGAAGAGGCTCTGCTGCAACTCGGAAGTACGGGAGAGGCCATCGTTGCCAAAAGTCGTGAGCACATGGATGACATCGGCAAGCGTTGGGAAGTGCTCAAGAATGGAGCAGACGACTATCAGAAGACACTCGCCTCGATGGGCAATCAAGAAGGAAAAGCTTTGTTTGAGGAAGGTATTGACAGAAGCGGTATTGAGGATTCTATTAAGAAATATGACGATGCCCTTAATGAGTCTTTCAAGACCCGCAGCCTGATCATGCGTTATAGCGAGACATATAAGAAGGCCATCGACTCCATCATTGGCGACAATGACAGGCTCAGGGCCTCATTGAACGGAAAGAATCTGTTTGAGCAAATAGAGGCTATTGGGCAGAAAAAAATATACAATGAACTATATGTAAACAGAAATAATAGCTATGGCGGTCTGTCTGCTCCGGCCATATCTGCCCTAAATTCCTATTTCAACAAACTCGTTGCTGTAGAGAATAAATGGAACGATATTTCCCGAAATAGCATTCCAGAAATGGAGACTGCACTCAAAGCCCTCGCCGAAGGTCGCGGCATCACAGACTTTGAAAACCTGACACCACAGCAAAAACAGAGTCTTGAAACGCTGACACGGGAATATGTGAAGGCTATTCAGGAAGGAAGTGCGGAGGCCAAGAATAAACTTGCCGAGGAACTTGCCAGTCAGGTGTTCCACATTAAGATTGTCGGTGACCTGACTATCGACAAGACAAAAATGAGCGGGTTTGCAAGTTATGTCTGGCAGAAGTTCGGTGGTATTGCTGCCGGCGACAAGGGAAAGATAAATATCGGCAAACAATCATTTACCAAGGCACAGGTTTCCAACATCTTCGGTGACATAGGCAACTTTGCTAAGGAATACAACTCTGAGTGGAAGAAACAGACGGAACTTGCCGCAAAATATCACAAGGCTGGTGCAGAGCAACTTGAGAACGAGGCCAAACAAGAAGCAGCCAACATCAAGAGTACGCTCGATGCGCTTGACCTGTTTGATAGCGGGAAAAGTGGCAGAGGGTCTGGTGGCTCTAAGAAAGACACAGAACTTGAAGCACTCAAGAATCGTGTTGACCTATACAAGAAGTTCTATCAGGAATTGGAGGGATATGAGGACATCTATGGTCATAGTGGCGCACTTGATGTACTCAAGAAAGATGGTGAGTTTGGCACCGTCTTTAATTGGGGTATCAAAGACCTCTCCAACTATAAGCAGACGCTTGACCAACTGACAAATGGATTCAACGTCAACACAGAAGCCCGCCACAAGTTCATCAATGCGACCAAGGCCGACATTGAGAACAAGCAACGTAAGGATGCCGTGGAGAGCATGAAGACATATATCTCTGAACTGAGAAAGATGATGTCTGTCATGTCTGAGAACTATCAGACCTATAAGAAGTGGCTTGAACTCACTGGCGATGCCAGTCTTGCGTCAAGGGTGGCTGGCGTGGCACAGAACACCACCTATGCTGACTATCTGAGGAATCAGATGCAGACGGAGTTAGGAAAGAACAAGAAATACTCTGCCCTGACTCCAGAAGATGTTTTCGGCCTGTCGGAAAGCGACATTCAGAAATTCGGGAAAGACAGTCAGATCTTTGCCGTATGGGATGAATGGCGCAAGCATCAGCAGCTTCTCAAAAAGGAACAGCTTGACCTCTATGAAGAGGCCATCAAGAATGCGAAAGACTATGATGACAAGATTGAAGACGTGAATCGCAGTCTTGAAAAGCAGATAGCAGCCATTGAATCCCTCGGTGGTGATAATCGTCTCATAGAGAATGCCCGTCAGAATGCTGCTGACAAGGTGAGCGAGCTCCAGTGGGAGAAATTCAAGAAGGAAAACGATTGGGGCCGTGTTTTCGGTGATCTCGACAATATGGGTTTCAAGACCATCGAGAGGATGGTGACGGCCATGAAGAAGTTCCAGAAGGAAACCCGTCTGAGCGAGAAGGAGAGTCGTGCCTGGCAGAAGGCTATGAAAGATCTTACTGACAAGAAGATCACTCTCGATCCGATAAACGCCATGACTGGTGCCATCAAGAAATATAATGATGCCATCATCGCACGGAACAATGCACAGAAAGCAAAGGATGAAGCAGACCAAAGGGTAGCATCCATTCGTGGTGAGGTTGCCACAAATCCACAGGCAGCAGAAAGTCGTGAGAAACGGCTCAATCAGGCTGTAAAAGATCAGGAGAAAGCCAACAAGAAACTTATCAAGTCACAGGATGATGTTACAGAATCCTTCAACCAAATTAAGAAAGCTGCAGCAGCCGTAGCGAACTCGTTCAAGAATCTTGGAGGAAGCCTATCTTCTCTCGGATCATCAATAGGCGGTGATATTGGCAATGTAATTGGCGGTTTCGGCACGATGTTCTCTTCGCTTGGCAATGGTATATCTGCTATTCAGAACCTCGACATGAACGCGAAGGGATTCACTGGCGTATTCAACAAGGTTTCTGCTGTGTTGACCGTCGTGAGTTCAATGGTTGATATGAACAAAGCTTTGGCCGACATTCTTCCAAGTACCGAATCCATTTATCAGAGACACGCAGAAGAGCAGAAGAAAATAAACCAGCTTCGTGCTGCTATTGACTCATACAGGGTAGCCGTTGAAAAAGCTCATGCCGAAGAAAAGGGCTGGATAGGTGATAATCCTCTACGTGAATTACAGGACGCTTACAAGATCCATGGTGCCGTTGTTACAGAATACTATAACAAACTCTATGAGGCACAGGAGGCTTATATAGATTCTGCCGCAGGAATCAAGAGTGCGCTCATTCCAATCGTTGCAGCGATTACGGCTATTGTGGCTGTTGTGGCAGGTGCTTTCTCCTTTGGCTCTGGTGCCGTTGGTGTTGGTGCGCTTGGAGCAGCAGCCATTGGTGCATTGAGTGCCGGCACCGTTGCCGTTACTGGAATTACGGCAGCTGCAATAGGAACAGCAATAGCCGCTGGAGTCGGTTATGCCGTCGGTCAGGCCGTACAGGCAGGCATTGACGCTATCACCTATGATAACGGTCAGGTGGATGCCCGCAGCAACATGAAAGTTCAGACTCAACACAGGACCTTCTTCCGTGGAGAGAAGACACAGAACCTTGAGGAATGGACCAAAGAGAATCTTGGCCTCGACCTCTTTGATAAATCTGGCCTTATCGACCTGAAAGTTGCGCAAGCTGTTCTTGACAGCGGCATCACCCTTGTTGGCGAGACCAAAGAGACACTTGAGAAACTGATGGAACTCAGAGAGCAATATGACGAGTGGGAGAAGTCCATCAAGGATTATATCAGCAGCACCTTTGGCGGTCTTACAAATGACATGGTAAATGCTATTTGGGACTGGCTTGATGGGGGCAAGGATGCGTTAGACAGTTTCCACGACTATGCCAGCGACACTTTCAAGCAGATTGCTCAAGATGCAGTGAAGACATTCCTCAAGGTTGCCGTTCTTGATAAGTTCGAGCAACAGCTTGAGAATCTTTATAAAGCTTATTCCATGCAGGACCAGAACGGAAACCGCATCATTGACGAACAACAACTCATGCTTGGTGTTGCAAGTGTCGCAGGTGATATGGCTATCGCATTTGAACAGATCCTTCCTTTGGCTCAGACTCTTGGTAAGACCATTGCAAATGCTTTTGAATTTCAAGGGTTTGACGTTGTAAGTGGAAGTAACGGAGGTAACTCTTCTATGAGCAATGGCATAAAAAGTATAACCGAGGGTACCGCAGATCTTATTGCTTCATATATCAATGCAATAAGAGCCGATGTGTCTGTCAATAGGACGATGATAGCAATGTACTATCCTCAGTTCTTGGGTGCATTAAGTCAGAATAATACGATAGCCAATGCACAGTTAGAGCAGATGAAAGCCATCGTAAATAACACAGGCCGGAATGTTGAGTTAGTCGAAATGATATACAATATACTGCACGGCGTTGCACCAGAGGGTACAAAGATTCACATCAAATAAAAAGAGCGGGGGAATTTCCTCCGCTCATTCTGTATCTGCAATAACCTTCAAAGAGAATTTGTAATCTATAGTTTTGTCTTCAAAACGAATGGGGATTATAATGTCTCTTTCTCCCGAATCTCCATACCTCTTGATCATATTCATATAAAAAAACTCCCGACCATCAATCTCAAACTCTGATTGTCTCGCAATGAATCTTTCACATGTAGATCCAGCATGGATTACTTCGTCTTCTTTCTTGTCTCTGTATGTAAGGGAATTGTCATTTTCGAAACAAATAGTCTCGTCTTCAATCCGCGCATTCCCCCACTCTACATAGATTCGAGAATCGGTTTCGTTCTTGATAGAGACTGTCACACCGTAGTTTTTGTAATCATTCCATTCAAATGAGATGACAGCACCCCAATCATTATAGACGCATTGCTCATTATAAATGGGTTTTGTCATTACAAGTCTTACATTCTTAGGCCTTTTTGCAAAAGCGAAAATCGGTACAAGTGCGATTATAAAAATCAATATTCTTTTCATATTTACAACTTTTTTCGATTTCAAAGTTATTAAAATTCACAGAAAATAGCAACGTTTATGCAATATTTTCTGTTAAATTGCATAAATATTCGCAATAATTGTATTTTTATACGGAAATTATTCGTATCTTTGTCGCTGAAAATAATATCCTCCTTGATTGGGGATTATCAAGATCAACTATTCAGGATAACAAAAATACGAATTTGCCCTATGGAGAAGTGGCGCAACTTTTTCTTGCAGCAGATGGGTACTGGCACTGGTGGCAGTTCCCATGCTGTATATGAATCTGTTGCCACTTGGGGAGTATGGTGCAAGTCTATTCCATTCAAGATATTCGACAAAGTGAAGGCTCCGGCAAAGCGTACCTGGTATGACGAGCACGGTGATGACGAATATATTCCCTCCGAAGGTCTCTATCTTGAAGCCTACACCATGAAGGTTGAGTTTGGCTGCAAGAAAATGACCTCTGTAAACGATGTGCGCCAGAAGGTGGGTCAGTTCCTTGAGTACCTGAGATCATCAGGGTACATGAAACTCTATTCCTCTTATACGAGGATTGGCCGTCAGAACGTGCGACTCGACTCTGTATCTGACAATGCGACTTGGAAGACCGATGACGAAGGGGAGTTCCTTGTGTTTGAGGTGACGTTTAACGTGGGTGATCCTAAGACAGACATAACGCTATGAGTAAGATTTGGGACATATTCAGAAAGAACACGGACCCAGACAGGACTCCAGTAGCTTCTATTCATGAGCTTGAGTATCATGGCGAGTGGATGGAAGATGAATACGTTGTGTTTACGGTGAAGTCACCAAAACCTATCCGTTTCCACTTTGGCGATACCCTTACATACAGAGGTGAGCAATTCGTTATAGACTACAATCCCAACAGGATCAAAAAAGCCCGCAGAGACAGCTATGGAGAAGCTTTTGTCTATGAGAATGTCAAGATGTATTCCCTTGCGAGAGAACTTAACGACATCGCTTTCAAAGACTACGTTCTAAACTGGAACTCGGCTTCTAACACGAATGTATATTCTTCTCAGGGTAAGTTTGCCTTCTTCGCAGGCTCCGTTGAAGACCTTGCCGACAGACTGCAGGCCAACCTTGACCGTGCCACTGGTACGGCATGGACCGTCTTGACACCTAACTACAGACGTACCCGCCAGAGGATCAATAGCCACGTTCCAGATAGTGCATGGCTGCAATATTATCATCCCGGTAAGAAAATATCGGAACTTTCGGAGGCAGAGCTTAACCGCACAGAAGGAAATACCGACATCAACATAAGTGTTGACAACCAGACGTGCCGTAATGTCCTGAATATATCATACAGGCAATTCGGGCTGAGTTATGTCGTGCGGAATCGTGTCATCGTTATTGGCTCCCCTGCCATTGCAGCAAACCAGATCTTCAAGTACGGCAAGGATCAAGGTCTTTACGAGATTGGAGAAAATTGTGACGACAATCAGACCATTGTAACCAAACTCTATGCTTACGGGTCGGCACAGAATCTTCCATTGAATTACTATGCCAATCTGCATAAGCAGTTCTATGGTGTCATCACAGAAGTTCATACTAAGGATCCTGATAACTATCACTATGCTGAGTTTACCCTTGACATCTACTATATCGCGGGTATGTTCAGCAATAGGAATATGGGACCGAACAATGCTTCTTATCAAGTCGGATGGACTACGAAAACAAGCATCGACGGTGTTGAGATTGTTACAAAAGTAGAAAACCTCTCAAGAGATCCTTGGCCAAAGCTTCGTATATATGTAGAACACCGTGAGAATGATGATGAATCCGACGAGCCAGACCTTGAAAAGCTGATTGCCTATATCAGAAATATCGAAGTGGGCAAGCACGTTGTTTTCACATCAGGCTTTGACAAGAATGTATGGCCGCAGGATCATATCAGCTTCGAGAATGAAGACAAGTACCCTACCCTTCTGTCTATAGGGAACCTAATGTTGCCGGGCTTCCCCGACTATAGTCTCAAGACATGGATGACAAAAGTCGCCACCGGCTCTATACATTCCGATTCTCTGTCACAGGAGTTGGCAGCTTCTCTTCTTGACAGGTACGATTTTTCCGATGAAGTGATGTCACCTTGGATCCAGTCGAAGAAAGCATCTTCTATTGGTGTAAAGGAGGGCTCTCTGTATTTCGATGGTAGCAACGATGACCGCCCTGAGATCATGCCAAGTATCGAAGGGACGGGTGCGGGTGTTGTCGTAACTGGCTCTGACCTCAAAGACAATGGCTATCTCGGTGAGAAAGTCGATACGTCTTTCACGTTGAGGGTTGCTGCAAGTGGTGTCTTGGACTGGAAAGAGGCATGGGAGAGCAAGCAGGAAGACATCTACATTGAAATGAAGAGTGGCTTCTGTACTGGCCGCAAGTTCAAGTTGCTGTCTCTTCCAAAGCTTGAGGATGATGCCTGGACTCTGAAACTGGAGCGTGAACAAGACAGTTCTTTGGGCCGATATTTCCCGTACTTCGACAATAGCGTTTCTAATTACTGCCAAATTCTGAGCGGTGATACTTTTGTCGTAACAGGCTTGCAGATGCCAACGTCCTATGTGGATGCTGCAGCAATACGTCTTCTGTTGGAATCATGCAAGGCCCTTGACAAGATAGACGAGCCTATCATTACGTATTTGCCAAAGGTTGATGAAATCTTCATGGCACATCAAGATGACAAGGCAAAAGCCAGTAACGGCTCCATCGTAAGCCTCCATGATACGCTCATGGCTGGTATGTGCATACACGTTGAGGATGAAGACCTTGATCTTGACCTGACATCATACATAGACAATATCACCATCAAAGAGAATGGCAATAATGGCATTCCGACTTATGATGTCGTGTTGAGGGATGACAAGGAGATTTCCGACGTGCAGCGTACCATTGATATTGTCGGAGGTATGAGTGGCCTTGGTGATATTCTGTCAGAAGAAGAGATAACAAAGCTGATCAAGCAGATTGGCAATGCCTCTTACCTGTCGAAAATCCGCGAAGATGAGACCAACTATCTTATTCGTTTCTTCGGTGGTATCATCGCCGACCTGATGGTGCAGTCGCCTGACTTCAAGTTGGGGGAATGGACTCAGAAGGAAACGGAACTGGAGGATGGTACCATCATTAAGGAGGATCACATCGGAGAGGTTACGAACCAAACTGTCTTCAAGGTTGGACTCCAGACACTCGGCAATATCCTTATCGGCAAGTATGCCGAGGGCGTGGAGGGTGGTATCATCACCCCAGAGGGACATGTGGAGATCAATACGCTGATTACTCGCGGACTGGCTAAGCTTCAGGAGCTTTTTGTGGTGAATGACTCTACGTTCGGAGGTAGCCTTTCGAGCATCGACTTCATCAGCGATTTCCTTGGTGGTAAGGGTTGGAGCATTCAGAAGAAGACCCGCATCAATGCCGCAGGCGTTGAGGAAGAATACTACACCCTCGAAATAGACAGCATCACCGTAAGAGAGACGCTTCGTGTCTATGAAATGATTGTGTCGCAGTTACGTGGTGAATTCGATAACTACGTCTTTGCGGGCATGATGGAGGTTCACCATTACGATCCGGCTACGGGTAAGGTATGGCTTGTGCCGCAGCGCAACCAGCGGGCGGTGACCTTCAAGCAGGGCGACTATATCAAGGTGCAGCAGTATGTTCCCGGCAACGATGTCGTGAGTGGTGGCGATGGTTACATCACCAAAAGCTATGAGCTGATTGTCACTGAGGCTGGTACTGGTGGGCTGTATGACGAGGACGGCGAGCGTCTGGACTGGGTGACGTTCAAGAATTTCGTTTCCGACATTGAGGGTGGTACGCCTGCAACGGTCATCGCTGAGAAAGATACTTTCGTACGTGTTGACAATGAGACGGACGATGAGCGCAAGGGCCTGATGCAGATTATCACCGTGGGCCCGAATACGCCGTATCAGGATGTCTATTACGGCATGAAGACGAATCCGAATGATGCCCTGAAAGTGCGCATCGGCAACCTCTCTGGACTGAGGACTGACCTTTTCGGATGGCTGGAGGCTTACGGTGCCTATCTGCCCAACCTATATGCCGTCGGTAAGATGTTCAATCGTCAGACAGGCGAAAGCTTTAACTCAAGTCTCGAGATCACCCGTGAACGACTGAGAAGCGTCTATACTGAAACGACGTTCAACATCGACGATGACGACAACTTCCTCAAGAACGGATTCTTCGCAAATGACATGGATTCGTGGACTGGCTGTGCTGTTGATGGAGGTTCTGCCCCATCCGATCTCGCACAGCAGACGATAAATTCTGGCGACGGCACACCTTTGATGGTGAATGGTGCCGTCTTGGCATATCAGAACAGACTGACGGCAAAGATTACCGAATATTCAGGTATGAAGGTGCTGCATCTGCTTGGTATGGCTGTATATCAGAATTTCTCAGACATCAAGGCCAACAGCACTCATAAGGCGAACATTACGGACAACGAGAGTAATCCGAGCTACACCAATACGAAGGACGTTCTCGATACTCTTTATATGGGCATCCGTATGATTCCTATCTCCTCTGGTACACTGACAGTCTCTTTTGTACAGAGCAACGGCACTTTGATTTCCAGTTGGAATCAAACCTTGAATGCCTCAAGGGAGTGGCAGCTCGTACAGTCAAAGGACACTGAGGCTTCACCCTGGGCGTACACTGGAAAGAGTGGCCGCATGATTGTTTCGTACACAGGAGAATGCTATATCCGCTTCATTGCGCTCATGACTGATCCTATAGTGAACAGCCGTGAGACCTATGAGACTCTGATTGAGCAGACAGCCCGCAGGATTACTTTGCAGGCTGCAAAGCAGACAGCGGACTTGAACAAGGCCGTAGCCGAGATAGAGATTGAGTTCGACCATGTGCGTACAACGGTGACTAATAACAAGGATGCCGCTGTATGCTGACTTGAAGGTACAGGTGGAAGGGATTAGCACGACTGTTACAGACAACAAGACTGCTGCTGACCTTGCGTTTGAAACACTTACCTCAAACCTGAATATTGAGATTGGGGATCGTCAGGCATTGGAGAACGCTTATCACGCCACTTGGGTATACCAGAATGACAGGCTTTTGTCGTTGATGGCAGCTGAGTTCAATGCGGATGGTACTATCAAGGGCTATGCTGACTTGAAGGTACAGGTGGAAGGGATTAGCACGACTGTTACAGACAACAAGACTGCCTCAGATGCAGCTTTTGAAACGCTCAATAACGAGACACTGCCTGGCATTGAAAGCAATATATCCATTGCCTACAATCGCGCTGATTCGGCATGGAACAAGGCTGACAATGCACAGAGTGGAGTTAATACACTGAACGCCACATGGGTTATACAGAACAGCGACAGACTCTATTTGGTTTCTTCTCAGTTCGACAGTACGGGCAAACTAACAAACACCTCTGGACTTGTCACTGGAAACGGAACGTTTGCCAGTCTCTTCGCCAGTGCGATTGATGAAGACCAGACCCTTGCAAAGGTGGCAGACATCACGGTGTTTGTGGATAACTACGGTACGACCAATGCTGCTATCCGTGCAGACCATATCAAGTTCTCGACATTCGACTGGACGGTTACGAATCCCGATACCAAGAAAGTTATTTTCCACCTTGATAGTTATGGAGATCTTACTGTTGCAGGAACAATAAATGGTGGTAGTTTCGCTGGCGATATATACATGAATGACGATATTAAGTTCTATGTAAACGGAACAAAATTCGCGCAATTCAGTAGCACAGACAGCAATTATTCTGCCATGCTGTACCTACGACATGATGGTGGAACTGCCCTCTCTATAAGCTCATTTAGTAATGGTTGTGGCATAAGCGTTCTCGCAAACCGAGGGTCACTTGCCATTAGCAGCTTTGGCCAGGCTAACTTCCATGTAGGAGACGATGAGTATTTCCGTATTGAAGCAAGGTCAGGATTCTACGATCCGAATTTTGGTACACCTCAATATTATGGATGGTTTGCCCCCGCAGTAGCATTGAGAACTGAATCGTTTACTTTGCCTGATTCTCCGAAAGACGGGACACTCATATTCGTAAAGGGTGTTTCTTCCGATATGAAGATTACAACAAAGAGTCATCCGATAATGACTTGTGACGGAAGAGGTAACGATGTTGCTGCCAATACTCAGCACGACTTCAACGACGATTCGGTAATCCTTATGTTCTCAGCAAAGGTTAACAAATGGATTGAATTTAAATGTTGGTAAGATATGAAGTTAAAGAAGATATACACGGCACATTTCCCGAAGGAGGGATTTACGGCACTCACGATATGGCCGTTCATATTCGTGCGCAAGGATCAGAAGGAGAAGTTCGGCAAAAAGGCTGAGCGTCATGAGACTACCCATGCCTTGCAGCAGATAGAAATGCTGTGGATATTCTTCCTTATCCTGTACTGCTTGGAATGGATTCTCAAGCTGCCATTCTGCAAGTTCGATACAAACAGAGCCTATATGAGCATCAGTTTCGAGCAGGAGGCTTATGAGCATCAGGACGAAGTAGGCTATAACAACGTGCGTAGAAACTACGCATTCAGAAAATATTTATTCACCCTAACACCAAAAGAGAAATGAAGATAATCGACTTTTCAAAAATCGTGATAAAGGACATCGATGGAAATCCTTACCAAATTCGCGAAGGCAGAGACCAGGAGCCAAAACCCTATGACTTTGCGAAGATACTTGGAAACGGATTGTTCTACAACGGCGAGGACATTCGTATCAGTGAAATTGGGCAGAAAATCTACCACCATGAAGTAGTAGAACTGACCGACGAAGAGATAAAGACGATCCGCGAGTTCATCAGCAAAGGCTTTGTTCCCTTCGTTCTACTCAGTGCCATTCCTCAGATTGACAAGATGCTATCGGAA